TCAACGCGAGGGTTTTACGGGGCGCGTGCCGCGCACGTAGCGTGCTGTCATGCCGGGTCCGCTGTGGCCCGCCAAGCGCTGCCCCGCCTCTAGTCCCTCGTCGATCGTCTTGTGCGTCACGCCGCGCGCGCGAAGGTCGCGGAACTGAAATTTCGCCTTGTCGATGCCCGCCTTATCGCGGGCCTTATCAAACCGTGACCGCAACTGGCCCTTCGTTAGCGGATAGCCTTCTTCGTCACGCAACAGATATGGGGAGACGTCGATCTTCGAACCGCGCCAGGCGAGCAGGCGGTCGATCAGGTTCGCGAGTTCGCCGGTGATCTGGATCGTGACGAAGGCGCCCGTTTTGCGCGTCCGAAAGATGAGGTTGCCCTTCACGATGTTCGAGCGCTGTACGCCCAGGATGTCCGCCGGCCGTTGTGCGCACAGGTCGGCCAGGTCCATCGCATTGCGCAAGGGCTCGTCGGCCACGGCATGGACGGACGCATACAGCTCATCGTCAATCAGCACGTCCTGGCGACCGCTCTCTTTCTTCCCACGCACCCCGGCGCACGGGTTCGCGATCGTCATCATTCCCCAAAGCCGTGCGCAATTCAGGGCGAGCGAGAGGACTGCTTTGGTTCGATTCGCTGTGACGATGCCGCGCTTCTCCGCGGTGGCTCGCCAAATACTCGCCACGTCGGCCGGTTTCAGGGTGTCGAGCTCGCGGTCGCCGATGACGCCTGCCAGCCGGGAGAGGAACAGGTCGTACATGCGGCGCGTCGCGGTCGATTTTTGCGGTAGTTCCCTCAGCCGATACGCGCGGTCGAGCATGGCGAAGGTGTGCCGTGTGACTTCGGACGTCGGCACACGTTTGCCTTCCAGCTCAGCCCATCGTTGGAGCGCTACGACGCGATCTGCGCCAAGTGGTTCCAGAAAGCGACGTCCCTCGATTTCACCATGGTCGTAGTAATAGCGCAGAGCGCCGTTGGCGTTCTTGCGTGTGCGGAGGCGCGGGATTGCGCCTGGAGTTTGTGCCCGGCGTCCCATCACACTGCGCCAAGATTGAGCGGTGTGCTTACCGCGGCCCGGGGAGCACGTGCGAGCTTCGAATCGATGATGCCCATCCGTTTATCGTGGAAAGTGCGTGCGACCAACACGCGGCCGTGGACGTCGACCACATGCGGCCATCCCTGTTGCACGAGCCACAGGATCTGACGCATACGAATCGGTGTGCCGGTTAATTCGCGCAGTTCTTGGCGGCCGAGATACATGCCGCCGCAGCCGGAATATTGTTGCATGGTCATCTTCATCGCGAAAAGGAGGTCCACGCAGCGCAACTCGTGGATTGATGGTTTGCGCGGATATGAACCTTAACTAACTGATTCTTAAAGATTTGTTGTGCCACTAGTTGCCATCATTCAACCATGGCAACCCCCGAAAACTGATGGCCCAAAAAATAGGCAGCGTGCGCGACTGATGGCAAAACAGCCCCGACTCGTGGCACGAGGTATTGCCTGATTCCTTGCCCTTCCTCGTATTCTTTCTTCTTCTTTTTCAATGAATTAGAGAGAAGAAAGGAAGGGGCGTCGCCGGCCAGCGTCGAAAACAGACTCATGGCAAAAGCCACATGACTCGTGGCAAATCCGGGGTGACTCGTGGCGGCACTCGCTTCAAGAATCAAGGGCTTAAGCACGCACTGTCCAGAAATCCATGAGTTTTCTGCGCTGCCTGTCCACTCCCAGTGACGAAACTCGCCTCGTTCCACTGCCGGGTCGTTGCGCGGTCGTTGTGACGATGATTGAAGCTTCATGCGTGGCCACCCTGTAGGGCGTCGGTCGCCAGGTCCTCGCGTACCGAAACGTGCAGCCCGAACGCAGCGAGACGCCCGAGTGAAACCGGCGTGAGGTACGGGACGCGGCGGGTGTAGATACGCCGCTCGACTTCCTTCTCGCCGACGACGACACCCGCGTGCTTGAGCTGCGCCTTGAACACACGGTCGGACTTCACCGGCAGACCGTTCCACTTGTCGCGCAGCGCACTGGTGTGGGCAATGTGATCCATCACGTGGCCCGTGCGCAGCAGAAGGCAGAACTCGCCGTCGACCGTGTCGAAGGTAAAAGGGTGCTTGTAGTTGCCGCCGTCGATCTCGGACAGGACGGTTTCCATGATCCAGACCCACGGCTCGCGGTCGGCGCTCGTCTCGGCGATGTGGCCGTTCATCTCGGTCAGCAGGTCGCGCGGGAAATCGCCTTCGCTCGCGTCCATGCCGGCGAACTCGCACAGGTAGCGCCAGGCGAGTGCGACGGCCGCATAGTTGCCGGCCATGCGCTTGGCGCCGTCGTCCTGGCCGCTCGCCCGGCAGTTGGCGAGCGCCTTGCCGAGCAGCGCTGCGTATTGGTCGAGCACGGCGCGCTTGTCGAGGCCAGCGAGGAATTCGAGCCACTGCCGGAGCGGGAAGCGCGGCAGGTCGTCGGGCAACAGCGGGCCACGCTTGCCGGTGAGCGTGGTGCGCACGAGCTTGCCGAGCAGGCTGCGCACCGGCACATCCTCGCCGGCCAGCATCACGGGCGCGCACAACAGGTATTCCGTCATGTCGCTACCGCGGCGCGTCACCGTGTACTGGTAGTTCTCCTGCAGCAGCCCGACCGCCTTGTCGATCACGTCCTGCCGGCGGGCCGACAGCTCTTCCCATCCGACCGGGTGGCTAGTGTGGCTGATGCTGGTCAGCAGCCGGAATTCCGTCTGCAGCGACTGCCCCGAAAACATCGTGAACGCCAGCGAGCGCTCGAGGCGCTTGATGAGCGTGGACTTGCCCGCCCCCTTGTTCGCCTGAATTGTGATGTGCGGCCAGAAGCCGAGCAGGGCTTTCAGGTGGCCGCCGAGTGCCCAAACGAGCGGGATGGTGGCCGCGTTCTGTTTGAATGTCGCTTGGTACGCCGTGATGACGCGGCGCGCGTCGCCGATTGGCCCGCTCGGGAACGTCAGGTTGTGATACGGGCACTGCTTGTCGGCCTCGGTGAAGTAGCAGTCCGGGCCTTCGTTCACGATGAGGCGGCCGTCGCGCCATGCGAGCCCGACGAAGTTGGCGGCCTGCCGCGCGCCGAGATCGGCGCCGCGCTCAAGGATGTTCACCATGCGCTTGAACGGGGCCGGCGCCCAGATCGGGCCGAACTTGCCCCACTGGTCGACGTTGTGGAGCTGGTCGTCGAGCATCACGCGGCGGATGAGCTGTGCACCGTGTCGCGGGGCCTGCACCGATACCGCGAAATAGACGGTAGGTGCCTGGTCGGCATCGCCCGTCATAGTCGACGTTGCGCTCGCGACGGACACGCGGCTGATGGCGGCGATGCGGAAGCCGCACAGGTCAGTCGTTACCGGCGTCTCGACTCCCGATTCCTCGTTCCGGTCCATCTTCGTGATGTAGCTCGTGAAGTCGGGACGCACGCGAAAGCGCCAGTACTGCGCGAAGTCGTGCGACGGCAGGAAGATGCGCGGCCGGCCTCGGCGTGTCGCATCGCCGGGCATACCGGCGATGAGCCACGGCTCGATCTGTTCGAGTGCTCGCGCCAGTTCGGCGGCGCCGCGCAGTTGCAGATAGTCGTTCACGTCGTTGATGGGGCGACGTGTCTTTTCGCCGTCTGCGAGATCGGCAAGCCACTCGGCTTGGTCGACGAGCACAGCGCTGATGTTGAGCGCCGTGAGCCTTTCGTAGAGCGCCCATGCCGCTTCGGGGCCAGGGCGGTGGCCGGCGCGCGGGTGGCCGTCCGCGAACGGTTCGTCGTTGTCCAGGCAGACGACGACCTGTCTGCCACGCAGCGACGAGAAGTCGACGGCGTCGACGTTGGCGAGGCCGCGCAGCGCGAGCGACGCGACGCCAGGCATCGCGCAAGTGTCGATCGACAGCGCGTTGATCGCGCTTTCGACGACGACCACGCGCCGGGCCTTGCCAAGCCGGCGGGCGTCGGCGGTCCAGAAGTAGCCGGATTTGTCGCCCTGCGTCTGGGTTTTGACGCCGCCGTTCTGGGCGGGGTCGAGATAGCGCATGTCGACCGCGACGACACGGGCCTCGCCCGGCGCGCGCACGATGAACGCGGCGGCCGGCCCGCCGTGGCCGACCTCGCCCGCGGCGATCTTCGGGCTCGCCCACATGTTGAAGCCGATCGAGCGGGCGGCGATCGCCGCGTCGATCGCTTCGGCCGAGATGCCGCGACTGCCCAGATATTCGCGCACGCGGTCACGTTCGGCGAAACACCGGTCGGCGATGTATTCGACGGTCGATTTCTCGCGGCGCTCGCCCGATTCGGGACGGTCGGCCGGAATGCCGTAGGCGTCATGCAGGTAGCGCACAGCGTCGGCGACAGTGCTGCCGCGCGCATGCATCACGAGATCGATACAGGAGCCACCCGCATTGGCGCTGTGGTCGCGCCAGCCCGTTCCGTGCTTCGGGTGATTCACGTAGATCGACAGTGACGGGCTCCTGTCGTCGTGCAGCGGCGAATGGTAGAGCGCACGGTCGCCGCCACGGCCGCGCTTGAGGCCGAGGCGGTCTGCAAGGTCGTGCAGGTCAATTCGCTGTTTTAGTTCGTCAATTGTGGCCATCGTTACATGTGTTACAGAGGTTGCTGCTTGGATGTTTCAGCCGGGTTACCGCTTGTCGACGGGCCGAACACGAGGGCATGCAGGGCGCCGGCAGATGCGGGGAAAGCAAGGGCAAGCTGGTCGCTTAGCGCGGCGACAAACAGGCCGAGCGTGCATTGACGCTGGAGGCTGCCTGGCCGGTTGTCGAACCGAAGCGTTTCGGCGGCTGCCTTGATCGCGGCAAGCAATGCCGCGTCATCCGGCGTGGTGTGAGCGGCGGGTGTCATATGTATTTCCCCCCGAGTAATTCGAGGCGGTTGCGCTCGAACTGGCACGTGGCGAACTGAAAACCGGCACGTGCGATCATCGCCTCGTCGAGCATCTGCCGAAGGCGGTGGCGATGGCGCTCAAGGTTCGTCGTCGCCTGCGTGATCGCGCCGGCTCGCGTCGCACCCATGCCGCTCTGCATTCCCGAGGCGAGGTGAGTGACGACCCACTTCTCAGGGTGGCCGTCCGTAAGGTGGCGCTCGGCATGGATGCCGAACGTAGCGCCAGCGTTGTTCGGTATGACGACGTGCTCACCTGTGACGGTGCGCAGGCCTGCAGACGTAAGCAGTTCGTATCGAATGGCCTGTGTGCTTGTGGCGTTCATTGCTTCACCCCCGAGGCGGAACAGACCAAGCCAGCGTGGTAACCAGTGCGATGAGCGCACAGGCCGCGAGCGCCAGCGACCGCAGCGGCGCATTCCGCAACTTGAGCTGGCGAAGAATGCCCCCGGTGGTGAAAGCCATGCCGGCGAAAGAGAAGCCGAGCATCAGCAACACGCCGATGCTGAAAATGCAGGTTTTCATGATGAGATTGCTCCAGAGACGGTGCGCCGCCGGACAGCGCGGATAGATCAGTCGTCGTCGTTCGCTGCGAGTCGCTTCGCGTCGATTGAATTGCGCATGCGCATCTGCTCGCGGGCCAGCATTGCACGCGCGGCGGATTCGACGACAAGGCGGACGGCGCGGTTGCGCATGGACATTTCGAAGTCGCCGACCATGCGCAGGCGATGCCATGCCGCGCGCAGTTCGAACTCCGTGATGGGCGTGCGCATGCCATTAATGCAGGACGATCGGATTGAGTACGGGCATACCGGCGTCGGCATCCCATCGGCAGCCGAGCACGTATCCGAGACGGCGCGCGGTGCCGACAAAAACAAATGGGTCGACGTCGGCACTCCAAAGCGTCTGCAGGTAATCGCGACGCAGTTCCAGCGGAAGGCTTGCCGGATCGAACGGCATAACGATTGGCGTAGCGGCAAGTGTGGCCATGCGAATCTCCTTTCTTTGGGCAAAAAAAGTCCCTCGCGCCGCTAAGGCACGATGCGAGGGGAAACAGTGGAAGCTGGTTAGGGCGCTAGACGGGCAGCTCGAGTTGTTGCGCGAGGCGCTCGCGCACGTGCGGCGAGAGCGGCAAGTTCAGCGTCAAATTGGGTGTTGCCGATGGCGACAGCGTGCGGGCGAATTCCATGTTCACCACATAGGTGTGACCGCACTCGGGGCTGTTGCATTGGTACGTGACTTCGCGAAAGGTCAGTGACATTTCGCGGCTGCTGCGCGCGGTGGCCCGTGTGCGGCAGTGGGGGCAGCGGTTCAGGATTCGCATGACGACCTCCCTGGGCCGCATTCGCCATAGCCGCGACGGGCGCATTCACAGTGCACACCCACCTCGCCGAGCGTGGCGACGGCGTCGAGGTATTTGCGCGTAACGAGAACGAAGCCGACGGCAGCAACGAGCGTGTCAATCTTGTCGATGACAACGCCTTGCCCGCCGCTCAGGAAGCGGCTGACTTGCGAATCGTCCCAACCGAGTGCGGCTTGTACGTCTTGACGCTTCGGGCCGTGCAGCGCTTGGCGCAGCGACGGTTCAATGAGGGCAGGGCTCCGCATGGTTCAATGCCCTGCAATAGTATTTGAGTGCGCTTGCGCGTCCGAGCCGGTAACTTTGGCTTGGTATCGCTCAACGCCTTCGAGGTAGATGAGGCGCGCAACGCTAGAGGTTGATCTGTTAAGCGACGCGGAGAGTTCTTCGAGCTTGCGGCGCTCATCGGGCATGAGCCGCATGTAAACCGGCTTGCTCGACAGCACGCCTCGCGGGGAGCGAGTGATGGGGGGCTTTTTACGAAGCATGTCGTATACTTCCTGTCATTAACCTTGCACAACTGTAATGCTAGTACCCATTTGGGTACCTGTCAACAAATTTGGTGTCTAAATGGAATCTATTGGCGCGCGATTGCGGGAAGAGCGGCAACGGCTCCGGTTGAGCCAAGTCGAGCTGGCGACGCTGGGCGGCATTGGCAAGCAGGCGCAGCTCCGGTACGAGAAAGATGAGCGCGTGCCGGATGCCGCTTACCTCGCCTCGATTGAAACGGCCGGGGTCGACGTGCTCTATATCGTTACCGGGCGCCGCAACACGTCCGACCTTTCCGCCGATGAGTCTGATCTTGTGCGGCGATATCGCGATGCACCTGAGGCCGTTCGTGCTGCTGCGCTTGGTGCACTTGCTGCGGGCACGGTGCCGAGCAAATTCCAGCAGGATTTCAGGGGTGCGAACGTTGGCCAGCAAGTGAGCGGCGACGTAACCGGCGCCTTCACGATCAACATGGGTTCAAGCAAGGCGCGTAAGAAGCAAAACAGCGAAAGCGACTGAGCGGACCACGCAATACGGCAGGACCAGCCGTAGGAGAACAAGAAGTCGATGGTGCAGAAGTTCACCGGGGAGGTCGGGCAGGTGGCCGGCCGAGATGTGAAGTCCAGTAACGCACAAGCCAACGTAAATATCCATCTCCATAGCGGAGAGGAATCGAAGCGATACATTAGCGATCGACAGCGGCGCGCGATTGCGGCGAAGGTCTTCGAGCTCGAAGAGAGGACTGGCGTCGAAAAGCTCATTGTGTATCGGCGTCTGATGACTTGTTTCAAGTTCCAGAGCATGGACGAGTTGCCGCGAGACCTGTTTGAACGCGTAATGCGCTATCTCGACGGGTGGCTACGCAATGGAACAGCCGATCAGGCGGCGCCGCCGCCCGCGTTGTCGGAAGGCGGCGAGTCGATTCCAGCCGTCTCTTCGCCGATCGCTCCAGCACATCACCAACCCGGCTTCGCCGCTTCGGTGCCGGCCGCCGCGCACTCCCCATTCGCGCCTTTGCCGAAACATACGATGCAAATCCCGTGGCTTCCGATTTGCCTCGCCGTGATTGCGTCAATGGGCGTGTTTGCCGCAGTCGCCTGGGTGGTGCATCGCTCGAGCCATGAGACCCAGCCCCAGACGGTGACCCCGACGCCGCATTGCGAATATGCGGGCACTCGCTACACGATAGGCAGCATCGTTCGGCAGGAAGGTCTCAGGCAGCGTTGCGCGGCGACGGGGAACCACCCAGCCGAATGGCAGCCGCTTGCTTCAGGCGGACGGGATTAGAGACCGGTTGCGCTTTTCTTGAAAGATTGACATGGGGCACCGACCGCAGCTAGCCGGTGCCGTTGCCGATTTCTCCATAGTCAACTTCGCGTCCGGCTCAGATCGACCCGTAGGCGAGAGTCGTGATTCCTCGACGTGGGATAATGTGCGCCGTCAAACTAGCGGAGAGTGCGCAGTGCAATCCATCATCTTTTGTACGAGCTTCATCAAAAACGAGAAGGCATGGGACGAGCGTTATTTGCGGTGGCTGAACTACTACAACCGGTCGCCCGTCGCAGATGCAATGAAATTCATGATCGATGATGGATCACCCTTCACGCCCCCTAGTGCGACTATCAAAACCGTCTCTCATGCAGATCCGATTCAGTACGCGGCAGGCAGCAACGTTCTAGTTCGATTTCCGAACAATCTAGGCCGGCAAAGTGTGGCGGAGTATCCGGGTTGGTGGAGAAGCTTTTTCCATTCCATCGAAATCGCCCGTGCCGTTGGCGTGCAAAAAATCATCCACATCGAATCAGACGCCTACATTCTGAGCGAGAGATTGTTTGATTTCGTCAACGAGGTCGAGTCCGGTTGGCATGTGCTTTGGGCTCAACGCTACGGCATACCAGAAACGGCGATACAGGTCATTTGTCATGACCAGTTTGACGTCTTCACCAGCTTCAAGGCGCAGGCAGCGGAAACGCCCATTTCCGATATCGCGGAAAGAGTCCTGCCATTCTCCGCTATCGACAAAAGATTCAAGGGCGATCGATACAGCGAATTCAAGCGCAATCGGTGGCCGTTTTTCAAGTCGCGAAAATTCGACGCTATCCCGCTATTCCAGAGCCAATTCTTTTGGGAACCGATACCCGATGATGCCGACTTTGCAACGCAGATTGTCATGAGGCAGAAAATTGCGCCGTTCGAAGCGCGTCGGCAAGGCGGCGTCGGCGCTTGATGTAGTCAAGCGCCGACGCCTTCGATTGATGGCATCGGCGCAGTTTCATCACTTACCCGGCTTCCTGAAGTTCGAGCGGTGCCGGTCGCTCGTCGGATCGTCGCGCACTTCGAGGTCGAGTTCGCACGTATAGCCCGCGTCGCCCAGCTCGTGTCGCACCTTTTTCACGAGCCATGATTCGTTGTCTATGTCGGGCTTGAACCCGTTGAGATAGACGGGCACTTCCGGGTAAAGGTCGGGCAGGCCGAGCGCGAGCGTGTAACTCATGGTCGCCTGACTTCGCTGCGTGCGGTTGAGTTCAGCCGTTGCAGCGGCGCGCGCCTCGGCCTCGGTCGGGTATGTCTCGGGCAAAACCTTGATGCTGTGATTGTTCTCGCCGCCGACGACGACAGATTTGCGCTTCGCGCGCCCGGTCGCGTGATAGAACGCACGCACGCCGGCATAGTTCTCGCGCTCCGATACGTGGTAGCGGTGCCGGTCGCCTTCGCGGCGCGTCAGTTCGATCGACGTGAGCGCCTTGCCGCTCGCGCTCGTGCCGTGTCCGATCGGCATGAAAAGCAGGTGCGAATCCTTCACGTTCATCACGGCGTCGTAACGCTTCGCGACTCGCGTGAGAAACGACATATCAGACTCGTGAGTTTGATCGATGTGCGCGATCACGACTTTCGCGAGCGCATCGGCGACAGCCGCCTTGAGGTTGTGCGCGCCGGCAATCTTGCGCACGATCGCACCGATCGTCTCGCCGTGCCAGCTCTTTTCCTTTCGTTCGCTCATGGCGTTCGTCATCGAGGCCGATCGCGCTTGCAGGGTGATCGTGTCCGGTGCGCCGGCGTGTTCGACTTCGTTGATCGTGAAAGAGCCCTTGTCGACGAGGCCCGTGTCGGCCCATCCGATCGACACGCGCACTATTTCGCCGCGCTTCGGGATCGCGAGCTTGCCGTCTGAGTCGTCGAGCGTGAGCGTCAGCGTGTCGGCCTCTTCGCCGCGCGACTCGTCGATCGATAGGCTCACAAGGCGCGGCTCGATCTTGCTCGTCAGGTCTTTTCCGTCGAGCGTGATTTGATAGATCGGCGTCGGCTGTTTCATTTCGCCTCGTCCTTCGCCGGCTCGGTTTTCGTCTTTACGAGGCCATCGTCGACGCGCATGAGGCTCAACGTGAATTCGACGCGCCTCGGCGTGCCGTCCTTCTGGTGCAGCGATTGCCCTTCGTCGAGGCCTTCGATGATGAATGCGCCGTACACATTGCCGGCGCCGTCGACGAGCGCATAGGCGTCGCCGTCATCGCCCATGTTGCGTAGCTCGGTAAGCGACGACAGCTTGCCGATACCCTGGTCGGGGGCAAACCATCCCTGCATGGTGATCGCGTCGTCGCCTTGGCCGGTGTATTGCCGCGCATCGCGCCCGCCGACGCGCGAGGTGTTGCGATGCTTCCAGCTCGTTTTGCGTTGCAGCTCTTGATAGGCGAGGGTGGACAGGCTGAAAACGAACTGCCCGAGGGCCATCATCATTTCGATATCTCCAATTAATCCGACAGGCGCGAGCTTGCGCGCGAGGCCTTCTTGCGCTCGATTTGCTCGATCGCCTGGCGTACCTGATTCGCGATCTCCTTCGGGTCCGAACCGGTGATATGGAAAATGTATTGATCGCCGCCGGCTGCCGATGCCACGCCGGCCGCAATTCCGGCCGCCTGAGGGGCTTGCAGGGCCGGTCGGGTGTCAATGGCTACGCCGGGGCCGCCGGCGGCCTGTGCGGCCCCTGTGCCGCCGAACGAGGTCGCCGCGAGCGTCGCGAGGCCGATCGCGGCTTTCGCGATACGCCCTTGCTCGGCTTCCATGCCGATCGCCGCGCCCTGGGTGATGAATCCGCCCAGCTCGCCGAACACGCGCGACGGGCTATGAATGCCGAGCTTTTCCTTGAACCATGTGACGGTATTGCTCGCGACGTTGGTGATCGCGTCTTTCACGGTTCCGAGGCCGCTCGTGATGCCGTTGACGAGGCCTGAAATCAGGTTCGAGCCGAAACTCGAAAACGTCGCCGGCATGTCGACGCCGAACCATCGCAGCACGCCCGCGAAAGCCTGATAGAACAGGCCGAGCGGGGACCAGTTGACGATAAGCGCGCCGATGCCCGAGAGGCCGCCGGCGAACGCATGTTGAATGTCGCCCCACAGGCCAGCGAAAAAGGCCTTGATCGGCTCCCAGTAGCGATAGATCAGATACGCGCCGACTGCGATCGCCGTGATCGCGAGGCCGATCGGATTCGTCAGCATCGCGCGGCCGGCGAACATGATGCCGCGCCCGAGGAACCGCCACGCGCCCGCCTGCATGGCGAGCACGCGCGAAAGGATGCCGCCTTGCATGCCGAGCGCCGTCATGCTGAATTTGACGAGCGCGAGCGGGCCGAGCACGCCGGCTAGCGCGATCGTGAACATACCGCCGCCGACGAGCATCGCGGCGAGCGCGGCGAGCGTCACGAGCACGACGCGCGCGGCCGTGCTGTGATCCTTCATGAAACCCGTGACGCTATCGAGCAGACCAGCCGTGAGCGACAGGCCGGCGTTATAGATCGGCGAAACCTTTTGGCCAATTTCGAGCTTGAGGTCGCGGATCTTTGCGAGCGCTTCGAGTTCGCGGCCTTGCGTCATCTGGCTCGCCTTCTCGGCCCCTTCGTCGATGCCGTCAGCGCCGGCGTTGAGCCGTTCGTTTTTGTGGATTTGATCGCGCTGCATGTACATCGTCGTGAACAGGTTTGCAGCGGTGCGATTGGTGAAAATCGTTGCGATCGTGTCCTTGATCTTGTTCGGGTCGGTGACGCCCTTCGCGGCGAGCTGCGGAAGCAATACCTTTTCCATCCATTCGAGCGGCGAGTTTTTCAGGATGTCGCTACCCTTGAGCGCGCCCGTCTTGAAGTGGTTTACCTGCCCCATCTTGTTGTACTCAACGCCGTCTTTCGAGATGAGGCCGAGGCCTACCAGCTCGCGCGCGGCCTTTACGGTCGTCTTGCCCTGGTAGACGTTGTTATAGGCCGACATAAGGCCCGTGCCGACAGCATGCCCGCCCATTTCCTGAATAAGCGGCTCCATCTGGTAGAAAAATGCGTCCTTGCGCATCTGTTTCGCCGCGACGCCGCCGGTTTGAATGAACTGCATCCATTGATCGCCGCCGACACGGCCGCCGGTCGCGGTAATCACCTTTTGCACCATGTTCGCTTCGTCCTTAAACGTCGCTTCGTCCTTGGTGCCGCCGCGCAGCTCGATCACCTTGAGCATGTTCATAAACTTCTCTTCGTTCGCGTGCCCGTCCTCCGCGCCGAACAATGCTTCGTTGGTGAATTTCATTTTCGCGAGCGTCGGCATCACCATTTGCGCATGGTGCTCGTCGGCGAAAATCGTCAGCGAGTCGCGCATGAGCGTTAGGTTATCCGTCGTGCTCGTGCCCATTTGCTTCATTGCCTTCGCGTACTTCACGGCGTCGGCCGTCGCGTGATCGCCCAGGCCGAGCGCCTTGATGCGCACGGCTTCGCTTTCGAAGGCCTTCGATTGATCGAGCGTTTCGGACAGGTCGCCAATGATGTGCGAGCCGGCCGCCTTCGCGGCATAGCCGGCGACGGCCATATTCGCCGCGGTGCCTTGCAGTCGGCCCATTTTCGCGCGCGCGGCGGCCATCGCCTTTTCGCGCTGCGTGAGCTGTTCGAGCTTCGACACTTGCCCGTCAATGGTGCCGCTCGTCGCGGCGATGCTCGCGCGCAGCTCGCGTTCATGCTGCGCGAGATTGCGCGTGCTGATACCAGCGCCGCCGAGCTGCATGCGCAGCTCGTTAAGGTTCACAGTTTGCGCACGGTGCGCGGTCGCGAGCTTCGCCGTCGCGCTTTTCGCCTTCTCAAAGTCGGCGATCATTTGACGGCTCGGCGGGCCGGATGCGCGCAGGCCGTTTGCAAGCGCCTTGACGTGCGCATTTGCGTCGGTCAATTCGCGCTTGGTGCGCGCGAGGCCGGAGGCCATTTCGCGGAACCCGGTAACGTCCTTGTGCGCCTTCTGGAGTCGCGTGAGTTCGTCGCGCGAATCCTTGAGCGACTTCGCGAGGCCCTTGTTTCCCGCCATGATGTTCTTTAGGGGCTTCGTCGCGCCGTCGATCATGTCGAACAGCACGCGCAATTTGAGGTCGCTACCGTTTGCCATCGTGTTCTATTCCGTTCCGCTTCGTGCTCGCGCGCGCTCGCGCCATTCGGCCAATTCCACGAGGGTGAAGTCGTGCATATCGCGAGGCGTCCAGCCCGTGAAAACCGTCGCGATATCGGCCATCGCTTCTTCGACCCTATCGGGTATGCCGTGCTCTACTGAGCACGCTTCGGCAGCAAAAAACCGGCGAACACAACCCCCAATTGCACGAGGTCGGCCGGGTCGAGCTGCTGCACGTCGAATTCGGTGAGCGTCGGCGACGAGATGCGCGGCAGTACCTTGCCGAGCGCGTCAACATCGAGATTCACGAGCGCGTTAAGCGACGTGCCGCGCAGCTCGCCGGCGGCCGGCTTGCGCAGCGTGATTTCGCCGATCGACTGCCCGCCGTTGCGCTCGATCGGGTAGTCGAGCGTGACCGTGTTCGGCTTCGGTTGCGTCGCCGGCGCGATGCTGTGCGAGTGGCCGGGGCCGGTGATGCCGTGCGAGTGGCCGGGGTCGGTAATGCCGTGCGAGTGGCCGGCGTCGTTGATGTGGTGCGAGTGCATGGCGTGTTCGGTCATTTCGTTCTCTGTTGTGTTTTGGTGGTGTGCGTGCCCGGTACGTCGACCAGGCACGCGGGGCAGGGCAGCGCCGGCCGGTTACAGGCCGATCGCGTTGCGCAGCTCGGAAAGCAGGTCCGCGCCGTTGACCTTCTCGATCATGTTGATGAGGTCGATTTCGACGAGCGTTTCGCCATTGACGGACAGCTTGTAATAGCTGCACGAGGTCGAAACCTTGAACGAGGTATCGTCGCCGGGTTTCGCGCTTCCGAAGTCGAGTTCCTTGTGACGGCCGCGCACGACGATTTCAACGGCGTCGGGCTTCGCCGTGTCCTCGGCGCGGTATGCGCCGGCAAAGCGCAGTTGCACGCCGTCGTGCGTGGTGATGCCGTATTGCGCGATAACCGAACGCATGAGGCCGCCGCATGTCCATTCGAGCGCGATCGCCTCTTGCCCTTGATCGATATCGATCGGGCCATTCATGCCGCCGCCCCGATACGCTTCCATTTTTCGCGTGAGCTTCGGGGGCGTGACTTCGGCAACCTGGCCGACGAAATTCTCGCCGTTGTGAAAGAGGTTGAACGCCTTGAGCTTTTTCGGCAGTGCCATGTTCTATTGCTCCTGGTTAGGCCGAGATGCGCGAGGCGAAATCGGCGAGGTAACGGTCGGTGATGCGCTGGCGCAGCATCAGGTTTTCGATCGGCGGCACGGGCGTGTAGTCGTAGTCGATCGCGAGCTTGCCGGCCTTGAGCGAGTCTTTGTCGTTCGCACTTTCGTCGAACCACGCTTCGCCGCCGATGAGGTAGCCGTTGCGGATCAGCTCGCGGAATTTCGCATTGATGCTCTCGATCATGTCGCGCACGAGCGACGGGTGTAGATCCTTGTCGACGTACAGCATGTGCGCCTCGGCCATCGTGTCGGCGAGCACTTGCGCGGTGCGCGTGTAGTTCTCGAACGCGAACAGCGGATCGTCCGAGCAGGTTCGCGACCCCCAAAAACGGTAACCTTTCGAGTTGATGAGCGTCGTCACCTGTTGCTCGTTCAGGTAGCCCGCATCGGTCGCCGGGTCTTGCAAGTCCCAGAAAACATCGCGGCTGATACCCGTGACGCCGTTGACGCCGACATTCGAGAGCGTCTTGTGCCAGCCGGTTTCCTCGTCGATCTTGGCGCGCAGGCCGAGCGCGATCGCCGTCGCGTCAACGGTGTCGTATGCGTTCGTGCTCGTGTTCCAGCCCACGAAATCCGGCCACAGGACCATCATTTCGCGTTGGCTGAATTGCTTGCGATACGTGGTCGCCGCTTCCTTCGTTTCGCAGCCATTCGCCGACACATAGGCGAACCCGCGCAGCTTTTGCGCGAGCGTGCCGAATGCAGTCGCGACGGGTTGCGTGTCGAGGCCAGGCGCGCCGAGAATGCGCGGTTTGACGCCGAGGCGCGATTGCGCGGCGAGCAGTGCTTGCATGCCGGTAAAACGGCCGCTCGTGTCGGTCTTGCCGATCACGTTGCTCGTCGTCGCCGCGTCGTCGCTACCTTCTGCGACGCGCACGACGATCGTGACGGGCTTCGTTTGCGCCGAGATAGCGTCGAGCGCGCGCGCGAGCGTGCCCTTGTCGCCGGCCTTGCCGAGTGCCGCTTGTACGTTCGTCACGAGCACGGGCGTATCGAGCGGAAACATATCCTTGTCGGCATCGAGGCCGGTCGCCACGAGGCCGACAACGGCCGTGGATACGGTTTTAATCGGGCGCGTGCCTTCGTTGATCTCTAGAACGCGTACGCCGTGGTGGTAGTCAGTTGCCATGTGCAATCCTCGTTAGGGGCAGTGAAAGGGCGGGGTGCAGCTCGCGACGCTTGCGGCGTTACGCGGGATCGGCCGGCGAGGCCTCGGGCGTTTCAGGGGTCGCCGGCTCGGGGAACGGTTGCGGGTCGATCGGCCAATGGACGACGGGCAGCGGGTCGCGCTCGAGAACGGCCGGCAGCTTGCTCGCGTATTCACTCCATACGCGGTATTCGTAGGATTCGCGCGGGGGCAGCGTGCCGGCCGCATAGGCCTCGGCCTTGCCGTCCGTGTATGACTTCGCCTTTGCCATGCGTGCTTCGAATTCGGCCATCACGGGGGCCGTTGCGACTTCGAACGAAATCGGATCGGCCGGCCACGTCACAACATCGGGGAACCCGTCGCGCTGGATCGCGCGCACAAGGTCGAGCTGATACGTCGACCAGGCGCGAAAGTAATAGGCCTCCTCTTGCGTGAGCAGGCCCGCCGCGAGCGCGTCGGATTTGCCGGCGTTCATGTCGCGGGCGCGCGCCATGCGCTTTTCAAACTCCGCCATCGCGGCCGATCGCACGTTCGCGGCGACGACAGCCGGATCAAGCGTCCATGCGCCGTTAGCCCAGGTGTATTCGGTCGAGGGGCGCGGCGTGTCGGTCAAACCTGCATCGGCCGGCGTCGTGCCGGCAATGATGATTTCGGCCGGCTCGCCGTTGTCCTGCCGATAGAGCATCCGGCCGCGCCAGTCGGGCAGCAGCTTCCATGCGCCGTTGAGGTAGAACGGCCATTCGAGCGGGCCGCGTGCCGGCAGCTCGTCGGTCGTGCTGAATGCGGGCACGAGCCAGCGGCCGAGGTTGAGCGGGTCGGAGTCGGCCAGGTGGCTCGAAAGGTATTGGCCGGTCTGGGAGTCGTAGTTGTGAATAAGCATGGTTTCAGGCCTTTAGAAAGCGCGGATCATTGCGAGCAGAGCGACGTTTCGCGGCCTTGCTTCGTTGCCGCCGTCCGCGTTGACGGTGATTGCGTGCGAGTGGTTGCCGGCCCCGCCGACGCCGATGTTGTGGCCGTGGGTGCCGTCGCCGTTGAGCCAGATGCCGACTCCGGCGCCGTAGGTCGCGAACGCATTGCCGCCCACGCCGAGGCGGGTGTTACCCCCGCCGGAAAATTCGCCGGTGCCGTTGCCGAGGTACGGACTACGGCCGCTTGATGAAATGTCGATCGCCGGGTGTGAGTGGCCCGGATCGTTGACGCCGTGGCCGTGCCAGCCCTGGGCGTCCGTCCATGCGCTGTGCGCGTGGTCGCCGACCCCGCTCGCGCTCGCGCCGTGGGCGTGACTGGCGTTCTGTCCGGCCTGCCACGAGCCAATGGCTCGGTTGGCATCAGTGCCGCGCCCATCGTCCAGACAGCGCAGGAATTCGCCGCGCAGCTCGGGGATTCGAAATGTCGTCGTGCCGTTGCCCGTCGAGAAGCAGCCGAAATTGTTCGCCGACCATTGCGCCTCGGTGACGATCGCGCCGCTCGCCTGTGCATACGCCCACAGTGCCGGATAGTCGACGCGGTTGAGCAGCGCGCCGTTTAGCTTGAGAAAGCCAGCTCGTGCGATGGTGCGCGCCTCAAAAACGATTTGGCCGACGAGCGCGCTAGTCACGGCCGCGAGAACCCATTCGGTTGTCGCGACTTTCTTCGAGCTATCCGACGCCGGCGGGGTCAGCGCCGTTATCAGGCCGCCCACGTCGAGCGCGCCACGAAAGCCGGCGTTACCCGTGCGCGTGTCGAACCAGTGCGAAAACTCGGCTTTCGGCACGCTCATGCCGTCGATGCTCGGGCCGAACCCGATGCCGAACCACGAGCGCAACGCGACGTTGTTGATCGTGTTCGATGCGTTGTCGCCGTTGCCGGGGCCGAGCGTGGCAGAACCGCCGCCGGGGGCCGCCGCGAGGCGGAAAGCATCGGTCGTGCTCACGCGGCCGGTGAAGTCCGCGCCGGCGAGGTCGGCTTTCGTATCGAGCCGCGGCTTGAGCGTTGCGGGCGTCACGGCTTTCGCAGCGTCCGCGCCGGCGTTGACTTCGGCTTGCGTCGCGAGCTGGATCACGCCTTGACGTTGCACCGTCGCCGGCGGATTCGTGAAAGACGCGTCGCCGAAAACGAGCTGCGCGGCGTCGATCGTCGCGAACTGCATATCGGCCGACAGCAACAGCAGCGCGTCGGGCGACTTTTCCATGATCGGCGTCGCCTGCCCGTAGGCAGCGACGAGCACGCCGTTTTCGAGGTACAGGCCGAACCCGTACAGCGTGAATTGATCGGCCGTGTCGTCTTTTAACGTCACATGGATCGTGTCGGCCGCGACGTTCTCGCCGGCGAAAGTCTTGATGCGTTTGCGCTCGCCGGGCAGCGCCTTCATTGCCTTGTCAGCTGCGAAAGGAACGGTCGCGAGGCCGATTTCGACAACCTTGTGCGCGGTCGTGCCGTCATTGCCTTGAGCGACGAGCGCAGCACGGCCAATGTCGGTAACGGTGATGAGGGTTCCGGCCATATTCAGGTATCCGAGAAAGAAAGACGGCGATACAAAGCGGGCCGCACGGCCGCCGCGACGCGCTGCACGGTTTGCATCGCAAAGCCCTGTGTAAAGGTGTAATGCGCCCGCACGGGCTTCGTGCGGTCGATTTCCGCGATGATGTCGGCGACAAACTCGGCAGTCGGTGCCTGCCCGTTGCGCGAGCTAACCGTGAGCACGACGTCGAACGTCCCAGGCTTGCCGCGTGGCGTTTGCTCGAACCACTCGCGCAGCGCGATGTTTGCGCCGAACGCGGCGACAACCTGCCGAACGGCCGCCGCCGTGCCGTTCTTGCGCGCGATCGGGATCGCCGCCTTTACGCGGGCGCGCTTCGTTTGCTCGGGCCAGTAGTCTTTCCACGCGTCGACGCCGAGGTGCCACGCAAGCCACGGCAGCAGCGGCAGCGGGATCGCGTCAGGGTCCATCAGCACGGCGATCGGCGTCGGAATGTCACTGATTCGCGCGCCGACGCGCGCAAGGTTGCGCTCGGCCGTCGACGAGTTCGGGGCGAGAAGGTCACTCATTGTTGTAAATGCCTCCATCGATCAGCTCGATCGCCGTGCAATAGGCCGCTTCCAGCTTCGACACGGGTATGTCGTCGGACGGCTCGGTGAGGATCACCTTTTGCACGCCGGCAGGGCGCGCAGCGGCATAAATGCCGTCTTTCGTGATTTCCATTCCGAGCTTGTGCATTTCGTCGGCGTAGGCCTTGACGCGCTTGTTTGCCTCGGCGAGTGCGACAGTGCGATCGGGGCCGGCGAAGAAAATGAGCGTCGCGCGGATCGCGTATTGCTTGATCGTCGCGCTACGTGTCGTTACGAGGTCCGTGAGCGGGCGCTTGTCGTCGGCCGACAATGCGACGTCAACCTTGTCGAGCAAGTCTTGCGGGGCCGTGCCGTCGCCGAGGCGGGACAGAACCGTAACGACAACTTCGCACGGTGCGGGGCTAACCGCAGAGGCATCGAGCACGCGGCCGTCAGCATTGCGGGCGAGCGAGATATACGCCCCTTCGGGGCCGGCGACGGAAAACCCTTGCGGCGCGAGCTGCGTGCGGGCGCGCAGGTCGGTATCGTTCTCATATACCGCGTCGATATCGTTGGCCGGGTCGGCTTCGACGATTGTTTGCCGCTCGATTTCGAAAAACGCGGCGAGGTGTTCGAGGTCCGTGCCGCGCGCATAGGCCAGCATGACGGCGCGCGCTGCATCGTTGACGCGTTGGCGCAAAACGACTTCGCGATAGGCGTTTTCCTGCAAATGGATATTCATCGGCTCGGATTCGAGCGCGAGCGCCGCCGCTACTTCGGCCTGTTGATCGGCCGGGTAGCGCGCCACGAGTTCCGCCTTGCGCTCGGCGAGCAGCTTTTCATAGTCGATCGTTTCGACGATATCCGGCGACGGCAGGCGCGACAGGTCGATCGGGGTCGCGCTCATGCTGCACCCCCGTTCGTGAGCTGCACGCGCGTCGATATCGGGTCGCCCGTTTCCGTAGTCCAGCCTTCGAGGTCGACGTATTGAACGCCCTGGCCGACTTCGTTCGCCTCGGTCGCGAGCTGCACGCGCGTCAGACGCAAGCGCGGCTCCCATCGCATGAGCGCCGTCGCGGTCGCGGCGTACAGGCGCACGCGCGTCGTGTCATTGTTCGGCGCGTCGATCAGGTCGGGCAGCTCGGAACCAAAATCACGGCGCTTGATGCGCGAGCCGAGCGGCGTCGTCAGAATCTTCGTGATCGACTGGCAAAGGTGGGCGAGGCCGGTCGTCGCGCGGCCGGTCGTTGCGTGCATTCCTCTCATTTGATCGGCTCACTCGTCGGGGCGTTTGCGCCCTGTGCTTGGTGCTTGTGTCCAGACGTGCTCACGCCGTTCGCAACCACGTCTTTCGTGAATTCGGCTCCGCCGTCGATCTTCATCGTCGAGCCGCCGGCCCCGCCCTTGCCGGTCATGCCGGATTCGAACGCGAACGCGCCTTTAACCAGCATTGCGCCGGTTACGGTGGTCTGTTTCGCGTCGATCGTCATTTCCTCGGCTTCGACGGTCGCGGTTTTGGTCTGCACGTTGACCGCGCCCGGTGCCACGATCAGCACGGTCGCGCCGGCGGGCAGGTTGGCGGTGAGAGAGTGGGCGGCCATGTCGTATTCGACGAGCGCGCCGTCGCGGTACTTGCGGACATGCTTCGCCGGGTCGGTGCTCGGCGGGGGGAAATCTTCGGAATAGAACCCGCGCAGTGCGACGGCTTGCGTCGGGTCGCCGCCCGGGCAGAGCAGCATGACCCCTTCGCCGATCGAGGGCGCGAGCCACTCGATCGACTCGCCGGCGAAAGGGCTGAACCATTGAATCCAGTCGGTGGATAAATCGCCGCTTTCCACACGGCATAGCGCGCCGTCGACGGCCGCGACCGTCCCTTTGCGGATACCGTTCAAAAATTGGCGTGAGGATTCGTTTGCGTTCATGGCCTCCATGTTGCCGAGCACGCACGCGCGAGTCATCACGCGGCGTTTGTTAGCGTGTCGGGTACAAACTTCGGGGGGCGAACGATTATTTTGTGAGGTGCTTGAGCACGAGGTCGCGGATCATTTCGCGATCGGCGTCGGAGAATCCGAGCAGCACGCGGGCCGGGTATTTGTACATCGGGCCGCCCTTCGCGACGCGATCGCTTTCGCCGTACTGGTGGATGCGTGCCACGCGCGCCACGCGGCCGGCGAACCCGATCACGAGGCCGGCCGCATCAGACTCGGCGCGCATGTAGCGGGCTTGCCGCAGCTTCGCGAACATCGCCGCGCGCTTGATGCGGCCGGCCTTGTCGCGCAGGTGCTTTTTCGGGCGTGGCTTGCGCTTGTCGTAGTCGGTGCCGTCCGGGTTGCGTTGCTGCGCGATGCGCGCGCGTTGACTGCGTTGCAGCTCGCGCGCAATCTCGCGCGTCACGGTGCGACGAGCAGCCGGCGCGAGCTGCGAGAGCAGCGCGCCGGCCCACGATTCGAGGGCGCTTAGTTCGTCCATCGCGACGGGTCGACGAGGCCTTGCACGTCCCACTCGGGCACGGGTTCGTCGACGTGCGTGATTTTCTGCGCGCCGGCGTCGTCAGTCGACACGAGCACGCTTTCGGTGAGCTTGAGCTTGATCGACAGGTCGACAGTCGTTTGCGTCAGTTGATCGGCTTCGAAAGAAATGCCGGCGCGGCGCAGCTCGTCGTTTGTGAGCAGGTCGGATTGATTCACGCGAACCCATTGCAGCAGCGCGGCGAACACGATATCGCCGTCGCCGGCGAAGTCGAGCAGCATCACATTCAGCGTATAGGCGTAGTCGAACGAGGTCGATTGAGCGCCGGTCGCGATGATGTTGCCGGCGTCGATAAACACGAGCAGCTTGTCGGGATCGGTCGCGAGCGCGGGCACGGCAGCCGTGAGCGCGCGGCGCAGGCTGTTCGCCTTATTCATGGCCGGCCTCGTCGGGCAGGGGCAGGCCTTGCGCCTGGCACGTCGCGATCATGTCGACGCGGGCCGCGCATTCGCCCCATGCGGCCTCGGTCGCGTCGAGCGCGCGGCGCAGCTCGTCATTCGTGCGCGGGGCCGTCGCCGGCAGCGTGCAGCGCGTGACGGGCGCGCATTGTAGAAAGGTATTCGTCGGCTCCGGTGATCGCGGGGCGCTTGTACAGGCGCACAACATCGTCAGGCAAAGCGCCGTCAGCCCATGCGCGCAGCGTGTCGTTTTCATGCTTCAAGGCCTCAAAGTCGGATTCGTATTGCGACAGCTCGGCCGCGATGCGTTGGCGCTTCGTTTCGAGCTGGGCGAGGTCGCGGGCGTTGTCGCGCGCCTTGTTCTGTAGGTCGGCGATCGTCGCGTCGCGCCGGCCGACCGTTTCTTGCGCCGTGCGCGCGGCGTCCTTCGCGTCGACCAGCTCGGCGCGCAAGGCCTTCACATAGAACCAGCCGGCGACGAGCGCGAGCACGACGAGCGCGATCGCGCCGAGGCGCGCGGCGATCGCCTTCATGCCGCGGCCTTCATCGGGCCGGCCGGCGTCGCCATGTCCGCATATCGCTCATACGCGCGGGCGAGCTTCACGTCGTACAGGTTGCGCGCGTAATCCGGGCCGTTGTAGCCCTTGGAGAACGCCGCCCACTTCCTACCCTTCAGCGCGGAAAGCAAGGCGGTATCGGCCGCGATAAAGCGCACGAACGCGTCGAGGTGATCGCCTTCGCTGCGCTGCATGCGCGCGACGAAATCGGCGACGTTCGAATATTCCAGGGCTTGCCAGTGGTAGCCCATGATTTGAAACGCGCCCCAGCTCGCCGACTCGTGCGCGGCGTCGGCGTCGATGCGCGCGGCGATCGCAAGTCGCGTGTATTCGGCCGCCTTGCCCATGTATCCGCCGGCAGTGGGCGAAACGATGTTCGGATACTTCGCGGCGAGCGCGTCAACATCAAAGCCGCGCGCCTTGAGCCGTTTGTAAAACACATGGCGCTCGAACAGGATCACGGGCCGGCCGTCGGGCAGAAAACCTTCGCCGCGTGATTCGACTTCGTTGACGGCGCGGATCGCGGCGATGGGCACGCCGAGCGTGTGGGCCGCTTTCGCGAGGTCAGCGTCGGTCAGGTGTTCCGACATGGCGAAGCCGGCAAGCAGAGCAGCCAACGTCTTGTTGCCGACAACGCCGTCGATTACGAGGCCGCACGCCTTCTGGAATGCCATGACCGCAGATTCGGTCGCATGGTCAAACACGTGCGTTTCCGGGGTCGGAAAGTCCGCGCGAGTGAGGCGTCTTTGCAGCAGTGCCACTTCGTCGCCTGTGTCGCCTTTTCTCAGGATCATGTCATGCACTCCGCAACAGGCGCGCAACGTTGCCACGCGCGCCAAAAATGAAAACAGCGAAAAGAACGGCGCGAGCCGCTTCGAAATGGTCGACCGTGTTCGCATGCACGGCCAGCTCGATCGCCGAGCCGCCGAGCACGACGAGCAGCAGCCACGCGACCCATGAAACGTGTTGACGGTGCCGCGCGCCGTCGCGGCGATAGGCAAGGATGCGCAGCGCGGCGACGCTGTACGCGACCAGTGCGATCAGTGCGAGGGGGTTGTGCATGGGTCAGCCCTTTCGAAACAGCGACAACAGATCGAAAGATTTAATGCGCTCGATCAGTTGCACGGTCACGGTAATCGCCAGCGCGGCAGCGAAGAAAGCGGCGACGCCGGTGCTAGTGATCGGCGTATGGCTCACAACATCAGGCGCGGCGAGGTAGCCGGCAATCAGCGAAATCACGAGATACGCGAAGCGCTTGCCGATCGACAGGTCTTTCGACGTGACGACGACGAGCGCCGCGCCCGTGAAAGCGCCAATCAGTGCATTGCCGTCGATGCCGGGAAACAGGCTTGCAAAGCCAATGCCGGCCGAGGCAGCGGCGATAGCGGTGGTGCTAGGTTCGGCCATATTGGCGACTCCGGGTTAGTCGAAAAGGTTGACGAGCTGGACGGTTGATTGATCGTTCGGCGCGTCGGGCAGGTCGACCGCGAGCCCGAGCGGCAGCACGGGGCCGTAATCGGCGAGGCCGGCGTTTAGCTCTAACGTCGCTTCGACGACGCTTTTCGTGCGGCCGAGGTAGCGGAAACATAGGGCGTCGACCGTATCGCCCTGTTGTGCATAGACGCGCATCAGATGAGCTCGATCGTTGTGCGCGCGACGCCGCGCATGTCGTTGATTGCCTGCCGTGCGTTGCGTCGATCGGCGTCGATCGTCGTTTCGACTTCGGCCGCGTCGGCCGCGCCGGATTTCGTACTATCGAAGTCGCGATATTTTTCGGTGAGGTCCGCGCGCGCGAGGAAATAGACCGCGCGCCGGTAACGGGCGAGCTGCACGCTTTCGCCGCCGATTTCGTCGGCCGGCAGCTCGGCGAGCGAGGCGACGCCGGTCGCTTCGAGCGGCGCGCGCCACGCTTGCAGCTCGCGATTTACTTCGTCGATCGCGGCGATCGCGGCATCGCGCAGGCGTGCGGTCGTCACGGTTCCGACGAGGCGCACGGCTTCGCGCATGTGCGCGAGGTCGATAGAGGGAAACCAGGCGACGTTAGCGACGATCAGCTCGCCGGCCGGCGGGGCCGTTTCAGGCGTGAGGGTCGGGGCTTCGATCGCGTTGAATGTCGTCATGGTTTCAGCTCGGAAAAGGTGGGCGGTGGGCCGGCGTCGGATCGCGTTTCCGTCAGGTGTTGCGATCGTCAGCCGGCGCCGCCCAGGCCGGGGAGGGCTCTTTACGTGCGGCCGGCGGCGGTCTTACTGCGCGCCGGTCGCATTGCGGGCCTTTTCAAGCCGCGCAATGTCCTGTTTCACGCCGGCGCGCTCGTCGAGTTCGAGCGCGCGGCACAGGTGTTCGAGTGCCGCCGGGAAGTCGCCGGCGCGCTCGGCCGTGTAGCCGATCGCCTTGTGCAGCTTCGCGCGCACCTGGTCGTGCATGTCGTGTGATGCGACGAGCTGCGCGACTTCCGCGAGCTGCGCGCCGTCGACGGCCGGCGGGCCGTTTTTCTTGAACGATGAAAGCGAGGCCTCGGCGAATTCCTCGGCGATTGCGGTCGCGAGCGGACGGTCGTATTGGTCGGGCAGCGTCATCCGGTGCTCGATCGCATACCGGGCGATTTCGAGCGCGCCGGCGTAGTCGCCCACGTCGACGCGCCAGATCATGACGGTCGTCAATACATCGTCCTGTGCGCCCCGCCCGCCGCTCAGTGCGCCCGCGACGTAGTCGACATACTCGGGCAGCAGCTCGGCGCGCTTGACTTCGATCTTGCGTTCGATCGACGCGATCGACTTCAGGCGACGGCGATCGGTTGCGAGCTTCGCAAGCATCAGCTCGTAAGCGCTACCGACGAGCGTTTCACCCTGGCCGGCCGAGGCCGCCGCGAGCTGCGCGGATACGCGCTGAAAATGGCGTTGGGCGGGGCTAGTCATCACACCCCCGTCGAGACGAGTTCGATCTTTTCAGCCATCGCGGCGCGGCCGAGGTCTTCGACGACATACGCATCGTTCGACGATTCGAAGTTCTCGATACGGTCACGCTTCGCGTTGTCGACGATCGAGCGACGGCGGCCGCCGTCCTGATAGTAGATCGACAGATTGTCGAAACTCGTCACGAGCAGCGCGTGAGCCGGGAAGAAAGGCACGGTCACGGCCGGCATGTTGCCGATACGCTTCTGACTCTGGATCACGTCAGCGGCAAGCGTCTCGGTCGGTGCCTGAACGGTGTTGACGATCGGGAAATACTTGTCATGCAGCAGACCGCGACCGCAGAGCACGACGAGGCCCGTGTCATCCTGGTGCCACGGGTCGATCATGTTCGCAACCAGATCGAACACGAGCGCGTCGAGGTTCGCATAGTCGCCGCCCTTGCCGACGGCAATCTTGCCGGCAGTCGCGCCGTGATCCATCACGCGTTGCGGTGCCTGTTCGCGCATGCGCTGCAGCCAGCCCTTGTTGACGTCCTGCAACAGCGGGTTTCTCGTGCGGTCCGAAGTCTTGGCGCGCGTGACGCCGTTGAAGCCGATCGCGATGCGGTCGAGTGCTTGCCGGCGCACGATCACGTCGCGGATACGGTTCTGAAAGTCGGGAAACTTCGCCCACGCGTCCAGCAGCGCATAGGTCACATGCGAATCGAAGTTCGTTTGCGTGGCGTTATAGCCGTTCTCGTCGAGGTCGGTCACGTCGACCGTTTCGCGATCCTTCTGCGAGGTGTCGGTCGTGCTCGCGATCGGGCCGCCGACGCCGAGGCCGAGCTTTGCGCCCTGTTGCTCGTTGACGCCCATCACGTTGATTTGCTTCAGAAAGCCGCTCGATTCCTGAATGCGAGTCTCGAGCTTTTGTTGCACGCTCGGCGCGACGGCGAATTTTTCCGTCGCTCGTGCGATGCCGTTGAGCTGGGCGATCGCGGCAAGATAGCCGTCATATGCCAGTCGGGTTTCGTTGCGCATGTGTTGTGTTCTCCGGGGCTATGAAAGGGAGTGACGCCGGTTAGCAGTCAGTCGTAATGGGCGCAGCGCCCGCGCCGGTCGCGTGCGGCCGTTGCGGTTGGCCGTTGCCGGTGGTCGAGAGCTGCGTGTGCAGCTCGTCGAACGCTTTGCGATCGGCCTCGCGGGCCGCACTCAGTTCGGCGACTTGCTTTTCGAGCTTCGCCATCGCCTCGGCTTGCGTCGCGCCGTGCGTTGCGGTCGCTTCGATCGCTTGCGACAAGTCAGCGAAACGCGTGTCGTCGCTTGCTTCCTTCTTCCTCGCCATGCCGAGCAGTTCTTTCACGCGGGCGAACACGGTCGGCAGGGTCGGCGTGTTCTCGGCCTCCGGTTCAAACTCGATCACGGTTTCGTCGGCGGCCGTGAAGAGATTCGACGGCGAAACCTTGCGGCTGGCGAACGGCGAGGCGGCCGGGTTTTGAGCTGCGAAAGAAAGGATTTCGGTTCCGAGGCTCGCGGGGCTATCCGTGACGGCCAGGCCGATCAGATACGCCTGTTTCGTGTCGGCGAAAGACGGGTCGATCTCGCACGAGGTGTAAATCTTCTGTTTCGCTTTCGTCAGCGCGACCAGCTCGGCGGTCGGCACGATTTGCGCATAGAGGCCGAGCTTGCCGGCGAGCGGGCCGCTTTCATCACGGGTTTCGAGCGCGAGCACGTCGCCATATGCCTTGAACGGGCCATCGGGAATGATGCCGCGATAGTGTTCGAGGTTGAGGCGCGCGCCGTACAACTCCGGGTTGTAGTTCTTCGCCATCTGCGTAAGCCATTCGCGCGAGATGTTGCGGCCGTCGCTCGTCGCGCCTTCGACGGCGATGCGGAACATCTTAGATTTCGCGAGCTTCGCCGCGTCGGCCGTCGAGCCGATCGCCATCGCGCCGAGGCCGGCCGCGCTAGCGATGCCGATGTTTTGATCGTGCAGCAGGGAAAAGAGCGCGTCCGCATTGAAAACGGTGCTCACGGCGGCCGTCGCCGCGTGTGCATCCAACGTGAAAGCAAACGCGATCGCCGCAACGGCGAGCGACATGAGCGACAGCTTGCGAGAGTGCATCGTTAGTTCTCCAACGGGTTTGGAAAGGGTTCAACGTGAGTTGATATCTTGCGTTTCCCGTCGCAATGGCTCAACGGTTGACGTTTGTTCGCGCGTTCGGCACATACAGGCGGGCGTGCTTGCGCGCGCGCGACGCGGGAAACTTGCGGCCATGCTCGAAACAGCCGATATCAAACCCGCACTCGAATCGAATGCCGACCCTCGCCGGATAGCGCGCGCGCTTTACTGGCAGGGTTGGCGCGTCACGTCCATTGCGCAGCATATGGAGCTGAAACGCGCGACGGTCGAGGCATGGAAGCAGCGCGACGAGTGGGACAAGGCCGCGCCGATCGAGCGTATGGAATCGTCACTAGAAACCCGCTTTTGTGCGCTCATTGCCAAGCCGGTTAAGACCGGCAGCGATTACAAGGAAATCGACTTGCTCGGCCGGCAGGTTGAGCGGTTGGCACGCGTGCGCAAATACGGCGAAACGGGGAAAGAGAGCGACCTAAACCCGAACATCGAGGCGCGCAACAAAGCGCCACGCAAGGAAAGGGCCGGCCGTAACGATTTCAGTGACGAACAGGTTGCGCGACTGCACGAGGCGTTTCTTGATTGCCAGTTCGGCTATCAAAAGGTGTGGTATCGCAACGGCGACAAGCGCACGCGCAACATTCTCAAGTCGCGGCAGATCGGCGCGACGTTCTATTTCGGGCGCGAAGCGCTGGACGATGCCTTGCAGACCGGCCGGAACCAGATTTTTCTGTCGGCCAGCAAGGCGCAGGCGCACGTTTTCAGGCAGTACATTTGCCAATTCGCGCGCGAGGCCGCAGACGTTGAATTGACGGGCGAGCCGATCATCTTGCCGAGCCGCCGCCCCGAGATTCCCGAGGCAATTCTTTACTTCCTCGGCACGAACGCAAAGACGGCGCAGAGCTATCACGGCAACTTCTATTTCGATGAATATTTTTGGGTGAGCGGTTTTCGCGACTTGCAAAAGGTCGCGTCAGGCATGGCGATGCACAAGAAATGGCGTAAGACGTACTTCTCTACGCCGTCGAGCATCAGTCACCCCGCCTATACCTTCTGGAGTGGCGAGCACTTCAACAGGGGCCGCGCAAAGGCCGATCACATTCATCTTGATATCTCGCACAGCGCGCTCGGTCGCGGCCGGTTTTGCGAGGATTTGCAGTGGCGGCAGATCGTTACGGTCGAGGACGCGCTTGCCGGCGGTTGTGACCTGTTCGATATCGACGAGCTGCGCCTTGAATACAGCGCGCAGGATTACGCGAATCTGTTGATGTGTCAGTTTATCGACGATAGCGCGTCGATCTTTCCGCTCGTCGAGCTGCAACGTTGCATGGTCGACTCGTGGGAAGCATGGGCCGACGACTTCAAGCCGCTCGCGCCCCGCCCTTTCGGTTTCCGCCCGGTATGGGTCGGCTATGACCCCGCGCTTTCCGGCGACTCGGCGGGCCTTGTCGTTGTCGCCCCGCCGGCGGTGCCGGGGGGCAAGTTTCGCGTCCTGCACAAGTGCCAGTTTCGCGGCATGGACTTCGAAGGGCAGGCCGAGGCGATTCGCCAGATCACAAAGCAATACAACGTCGAATATATGTCGATCGACACTACAGGTATCGGCCAGGGCGTTTACCAGCTCGTCAAACAGTTCTACCCGAGCGCGGTCGCGCTCAACTACTCGCCCGAAATCAAGGGCCGGCTCGTGCTCAAGGGCTTGTCGGTGATCGGCAAGGGCCGGCTCGAATTTGATGCCGGTTGGACCGATCTAGCTCAATCCTTCATGGCGATTCGAAAGACCATGACGGCGAGCGGCCGAAAGGTCACATACGAGGCGAGCCGTAGCGAGGAAACAGGCCACGCCGATCTAGCCTGGGCGTGCTTGCATGCGCTCGATAACGAGCCGCTAGAGGGCGTGACCGCAAACAACACGAGCATTCTGGAGATTTCATGAGCAAGCGTAAGCGCACATTTCACGCATCGAGCACGCCACCGGCGGCCTCGTCGACGCCGGCAAGGGCCGAGGCCTTCACGTTCGACGATCCTGTGCCCGTCATGGATCGCGCCGAAATTCTCGATTACGTGCAGTCGTGGGCGGCCGGCAAATGGTACGAGCCGCCCGTGTCATGGTCGGGCCTTGCCAAGTCGTTTCGCGCGGGCGTGCATCACAGCTCGGCGATTTACTTCAAGCGCAACGTGCTCGCGTCGACGTTCATCCCTCACAAGCTGCTATCACGCGACGAGTTCGGCAAACTCGCGCTCGATTACATGGTGTTCGGCAATACCTACGCCGAGGAACAGCGCAACCGGCTCGGCGGGTTGCTCGCGATCAAGCGCGCGCCGGCGAAGTACATGCGCCGGTCGACGGACCTGCAAGGCTTTTTTCAGATCGACGGCTTTCAGGTCGAGCACGAGTTCACGGCCGGCTCGGTGCATCACTTGATGGAACCTGACATTAATCAGGAGGTGTACGGCTTGCCCGAATACCTGGGCGCGCTGCACGCGGCATGGCTCAATGAATCGTCGACACTGTTTCGCCGGCGCTACTACGAAAACGGCTCGCACGCCGGGTTCATTCTGTACATGACGGACGCGGCACAGAGTCAAAGCGATGTCGACAAGCTGCGCGAGGCCTTGAAAAGCAGCAAGGGGCCGGGCAATTTCCGCAACCTGTTCATGTACGCGCCGAATGGAAAGAAAGACGGCATTCAGCTCATACCCGTTTCAGAGGTCACGGCGAAAGACGAGTTTTTCAACATCAAGAATGTCACGCGCGACGACTTGCTCGCGGCGCATCGTATCCCCCCGCAGCTCATGGGGATCGTGCCGAGCAATACAGGCGGATTTGGCGCGGCCGACAAGGCGGCCGAGGTGTTCGGTTTCAATGAAATCGCGCCCTTGCAACGGCGCTTCGAGCAACTCAACGACTGTGTCGGAGAGGCTGTAGTGAGATTCATGTCCTACTCAAGCGGGGCGCCTGTGAGTTCTGCGCCATGAACGCGTCATAGCTATTTGCAGTCGATGAGTTCACTTGCGCCAGAAGCAGCTAACGCAGCAACTGTCAAAGAGTTCGGCAGTTTTTGTCGGAACGGGTACTTTTTTGAAGAAAGGCCTCGTTCCGTCAGTGAGGAATACCGAGCCACTACTTGGCGCATACGTTGCTAATAAAAGCCTCCATTTTGGCCAGCCGATTGGCGCATTTCCAATTAAGAGTAGCCTCGACCAAATTGGGTGCTGTGAGGGCTTTTTGCATCATTTCGACTTTATTGCCGGCTCCCCAGATGCTACGTCCTTTGGCACGCCGATCAGATTCATTGTTTTCGCTCGCATCTGTAACATGAAGGTCACAGAAATGTTTAGTTAATGATTCTTCGTATGATTCATATTGCCCTATGATCAGAGGTACGCTTTGCAATTTCTCTGAGTAATCTTGGTATCCTTTCCAGAGCGACGAAATCGCGTGCCAGATAGCCGATTCTGGAAGATAATTTTCGACTTCTCGACCCTCAGTCCAATCGAACATGGCCGCACCTGGTCGCTCCTGATTTAATTTGTTGACTTCGGATAGAAGACGGGCCGCTCCCTTTTTTAGGAAATCGCTTGGAGGACGACCATTCGGATCTTCTTTTAAATCGGAATCCACGATGATGACTGGGTGTCGGCACATACTCAGCAGATCAAACGTAGATTCGAGTTGCGCGTCGTCAGCAATCGAAAGATACGATATCAAAGCACCGCCATATTGCATAAAGGTGTAGTGGAACCCCTCTATAAAGCCCTGAGCGCGCATGCGAGGATTGAGCCAGTGGCGATAGAAGAGAAGTTCGGTGGGACCCTCTACCCATATCACTACGTTAGCGGTGAATAGCGTTCGTGCTGGGTGGACGCCCAAGGCCTCAAGTGCAAGGAATGCGTCGCGACGATCGGCGACGTGTTCTACGGTCAGGCTAACCTCGGTACTTTGCTCGTCGTACCGAGCATCGCACCGGAAGACCTTCCCGTTCTCAGAAAACACCGGGGCGAATTCTGCGGCGTGCGTTGCCAATACGAATTGCCTACCGTCAGCAAACATAAGGTTTAGCAATCGCGCTCTGCGAGTCGGATGCAGACCATTTTCCGGTTCGTCCCAAAGTACTATGCAGCCCGGCTCCCCTAATCTAGTCAATCCAAAGAAAGAGAGGGTTATCTGGGTGCCGGAGGACGCTCTTGCGTAGGGCACTCCATTGATGTGCATGTCTGCGTGACCCTCTTCTTCGGAGACGTCGACGTCGGATTGCAAAAGATGACTCAGCCTATTCATGGTTTCGGCAAACTGCTGACTCTGGGCTTTGCGACCTTTCTTTTCCCGAAGCAGTTCAGTAATCAACTTTGGGATTGCTTCTTCGTGCAATAGCTGTGTGTCAACAAACTGCACTTGGGGAAATTCAAGGCTTTCAAGTAAAGAGTCAACCTCATCACGTTCCAGAATAAGCGTCTCGCCGGACCCTAGTTGAACTGGGACGGATCGGAGCACGCCCAATTGTGCATTTTGCTGACGTAAATTCTCCTCCGCAGCCGCTATTTGCGTATTCAACTGCTGAATCTGTTGGGGCGTCTGTGGCGCTTGCTGCGCCTGTTGCGTATGTCGGCGCTTTGCTAATTCGATTTTTTGCTCTTCGAGGTTTTCTATGCCTTTAATATGTTCGCTGATCTTTGTTTTTGTAATTTGCGGTTGAGCAAATTGCATTTCATTGTCGCCGCAACATATCCGTTGAATAATAAACTGAGATTCATTGCAGACGATATCAACGACTATTTCGTCGGACACGCCTAGATATTCTGCGAATTTTGGGGGGAGCGAGATCACACCGCTGCGGAAGCGAAGTGTAGCCACTTCAAATCTATCCCATGCGCGATGAGATGGAGGGATGTCGCAAAGTGTTTTTCGATTGAGGATCTCAAATGCGAGACGCAAAACCCGAAGGATTGTGCTTTTTCCCGCACCATTCGGCCCGACAAATATCGTGAGGTCTTTTAAGTTGTCCAAGTCTAGTTCGGAAAATCCGGCGAGCCCTTGGAATTCGCAGTGGAATAGTCTCATCATTTAATTAGCGACTGCCGCAAAATATTCAATACTTTATCCCTCTAAGGAGGGAGGGCCGACCCGGCGGCTTAATAGACGCTGGACACCAGGCTAATTCAAAACACCTGCCCGACAACTCCGAGGGTGAAGTCCCGGCGCCTCAATGTTTCCTCACCTGCCTCGCATGCGAATCTTATCAGCTGATTCGACAGAGATACTTGCACTCACGGTTGCGTCGCGGAATAGGGGTTGCCGCAGGCGCCTGGGAACGTACCTTGACCTCGCTTGGCGAGCAACAACTGGCGGAGTTGATTTGCAACTGTCGCGTGCGAAAAAAAGTAGTCCTCCCCCCGCCTGCGGGCTTCGCTTGACAGGGCGGTTTCGGTGCATCTACCTGGGCGGCCCGTCGGCCCCCGTGGCGGGGGTTCCCGGTCGCTCGCCGTTGCGAAAAATTGATGCGATTTGATGCGCGACGATGCATATTTACGCTGGTTGTGGCCATGCTCCTATTCAGCACACGTTCCCGGTACGGGAGGCATGCGGGCTTATTTACTCTCTCCCACGCTCGCAACTTCCTGCGCGCTGAATACCGATGGCCCTAATGTGCGCTTCCGGCCAGAATCGTCGGGAGCACGTCAATAAAATGCCTAGCTTGTTTGTATCGCTCGAATATCTCAGAAAGGCTTTTTTCCATTGAGAACGTCGCAAAATTCTGGTGCACTAGTTTGTTGCGCTCGCGACCGATTTCCATAAATGCCTCGATTGCCAACTTCAGGTCGGGCGTTTCGCGAACGCGTGTAACTATGCTTGCTTTGAATTCATCGCCAAACAGCGCAAAAAACTTATTTGCATTTGTACTGTTGTCCCAGTCGAACCAAGAATGATACTGCCTAGATATCGCCTTATTGCGCAAAAAATTGACAACCATTGTTGAATTGTTAGAGCGAATTCTAAAGAACTCGGTCACGATTTCGCAGATTCTGTACTCAAAAAAACTTGCTGCTGCGAGAAGCAAGACCTTCCGGAAGTTATCGCCGGCCATCGATTGAAATGAAATCTCGCTAGTCGGCGATAGGAAGTTGATCAGCCCACTCGACTCTTCATACAGACGATCGACCTCAGTAGGCACGTACAT